ACTTAGTCATTCCGTGAAGTGCACCGTTAGATCCACCACCACCAACGACTCCAGAAATATCATAAGAGTCACACCCAAACGCACCGATATGATCGTTACCCGGGTATCTAGTTCCGTTCTTCATTATCACCCTATTCTGAAGAGCCTTTTCAGGTATCCATGACACCATAAACCTGCCGTTTCTTTCAGGTGACCATACAACCTCTGAGTCTAACTTTCCATCCTTCCAGTGAAAGTTACCACGAGTGATTACTCTATCCTTCATTAGAGAGTCGTTATAGTCTATCTGGTGATATATCTTAGTCAGGTTAAATAAAGACTGCTTAGACTCATCTCTAAATGCGTGAGAGATGGTTCTAGGGAACTGTCTGTAGAACTCATTCAATGCATCAGAGTCATTCTTCAATGCCTCAACCTCGTTCTTCCAGTAAGTGATTACACCTATCTTAATCATCTCTCCGTCAATCCCCTTAACTGGTTTTGCAGGGTCCTCAAGTACCGGAAAACCGTACTCGTCTATGTACCCCTCAAAGTTCCACTCCATAGGAATAAACAACGAGTATAACCCACTCTTGGTCTGACCGTTGGCTGATCGTTTTTTTACATCAGAGTCCAAGAACATCTTCTTGTAGTTGTCACCACCCTTGTCTAGTGCGTTCGATGTTGAACCCATCATACACTTCCCAATAATCTTACTACCCAAACGAAGACATGTCTTTGTAACACGCCAGTTGTTTAGGATGTTATCAGGCTTCTGCCATTTACCAGACTCGTCATGAACCAACAATAATAATTTCTCACCATCGTAAGAGTTGTCTGCCGTGTTCTTCCAATCTATTGTAGTGTCAAGTCCGTCTATCTCTTCAGAATGCTCCTCGTCCATGTTCTTCTTGGTGATCTTGGATGCAGGAACCCTGAACGCAATCTCAGTCTTTGGATTGGTCATACCGTCTCTCACCGGACTAAAGAAGAACGGATAGTTATTTACAATTGGAACAACCTTGTCGGTAAACATTGTCTTGGCATCACTACCAGTCTTAGATAAGATTCCAAGTCTTGCATCTGACGCTAGGGTTCCTATATTTGCAGTCTCTCCAGAACTCATGAACGAGAATCCGGAACGTCTGTTCTTTAGGTAACACATTCCAAAACTTCTTGAGTCAGCCTTACATGCCTCCCAAAATATATAGAATATTCTATTTGATTCACGGAAGTCAGGAAGACCGACATCTGTTTTAGACCACTGTAGGTACATATAGTGTGCACCAGTCATGTAGGAAGGCTTGCCGTTATTTACGAACCAATAACCTAGCTCCCTGTTGTCGAACTCGTTCTCTATGTAGTCAACGTACCTAGACTTGAACACGTTGTCTCTTCTGTTCCAATCAAATATAGTTTTTATCTTTGACAGCTCCTTTGGATACTCTTTGGCTACCCACTTGTTTTCTCCCTTAGGAAGTTTTTGTGGCGTGGACGGTAGTGCTATATTTAAACCCTCTATCTCGTAGATATCTCCTATAGTTCCGTCCTTAGAAATAATTACAACATCATACTTCTCGTCGTATCCGTAAGTCCATGACTTTGCCTTGTTCTTATTTTTAAGAACAGAGCTAGATATTCCTACATCTACAATACGATATAACGAGTAATCATTTTCCATTTCCTGGTTTCTTTGCTCTGCCTTCAACTCCAGAGAATGATGCAGGAACTTCTTTTCCTATCTCATCAATTCTGGTCTGTTCTTCCTCAATCTTTGTGAGCATAGCTATCGCATCCTCAAATGCAAGTCTCTTCGCTGAGGCAGCGTTCTTCATCTTATCAGCACTAAGGTCATCCTCTCCGTGAGTTAATATTGGCTCCTCAAGAACCTTTATCAACTCATCGACACCCTTCTCAGCAGCCTTTAGTAACTTTCGTTTTTTGTCGATTAAAGTTTCAGACATAAGTTCTTTATTTTCATTCTGTATAACTTACGTGAGTCTATACTAAACTCGTACTCAGACTCTGGTATAAACGACACCATGTCTCCCTTCTTAATCAACTTGTTGTCAGGGATAAATTCAATAGTTCCAACAAGATGTTCTTCAACGCCCAACGTCGCAACCTTTGACTCCATCTTTGACACTGGCTCAACAAAACAGTAAGGATACGGAGCGTTCCATTCACCATCAGGTGATTTATACAAGAACAACTGCTCGTGCTCAATCATGAAAACATCTCCCTTATAATGGTTCCAGCTACTACGCTCGTTACCCTTCATGTCGTAATAAATACGGAAAACGTTGTGATGAACAATCACCAGGTCGTCTTTCTTTATTGGGCCGTCATAACCAATAGGCACAGACTGAACTACAGCAACTCTGTTGGTTACCGTGTGATCTTCTTGTGATGAGCTTATGATAAATTCTTTTCCTCCGTAGTCTCTGATATTATCATATCTCTGACCGTTCATCGGAGTCACTACAAAGTAATGTGGTGAAATCATTAAAAATCGATGTTATGCTCGACTATAAAAGGCATATTCTTATTAATTGTTTTCCATTTTATAATCTCGCTGTCCTTACTAATCCAAATATCTATGTTTCCTACCGAGTTAACGACAATGGTATCTATCAAATAAGACTTATCCAGGACGCTTTGACCAACAACATAGTGCATGCTCTTGATATAGTCAGTGCCAATAGATATCTTTCTTATTGTCATTGCACCTCTCCAGTTTGCATATTAACTTTTACCGATCCATACTTTGCATGAATCTCATCCTGCACAGCAACAAGTTCATCGTAGGCTATGCCAATGTTAATAAGTGTTGATTGCTTGTCGTTCTTTAATCTCTCTTCAGTTAACACGATATCAGTAAGGTGACCTCTTAGGTCGTAGTATTGCTCTCTGCTTTTAGACAGCTTATCTAACTCTTCTGTTGTTAATTTTTTGCTCATTGTATTTAATTTATTTCTACAAATATAGACAAAAAATTACTTACCCTGACCTTTATAACTTTTCTTGTAGTTTTTTGAAGTTTTAGAACTTGATGTCTTCGTCTTTGCATGTACTCCAGGACGAGCTACATGCTTCTTCTCTAGCTTCGTTGTTGATTGATTTTTCATTAGAACTCTTTTAATATTACAACTGATAAATTTCTTCCAATCATGAATTTCAACCACTTGATGAACTCAATCTCAACGTTTCTTACTAAACACGCAGTACTCCAGTCATTTATAACTGTAGACTTGGCTCCTGCTCTGTGACAGTTAGCTCCGATGATGTCTGAGTACTCCTTGCCAATCTCTTCAGCACTGTTGTCACGGTCGTTGTCTCTGTAGTATGGGAATCCTTTTGCTTGAACGTAAGCCATCTTACCTTTATGAAGTCCTTGCTTGTGCGATTTATACACCAACACGTCAGACTTAAGAACAGCGCATCCTTTTGAGTTGTACTTCTCAAAGTGCTTCAACCCAAACTGACCTGCATTACTGGTTCCAGTACATACCATCTTAAATGTTGGGTCCTTGTCCTCATGACACTCGAACGTGTATACCTTGTCGTCGAATAAATTAAATGCATCCTCACTTGATCGAACCCAAATATCTAGTGCTCCTTCTTTTGGAAACCCTTTAAATGATGGAAGTGACTTAACTCTGTCGAGTAACTCCTTATCTTTGTATGACCTAACGTTTGACATATTAGTTGTTTTTTACTTTACTAATTGTATCTGACACACTATGTATTCCAGTTCTAATCTTCTTAACCATATTGAACACGCCCTTAAGCATGTCGTTTCCGGTGATATCTATCCAGTTCTCATTAATAGATGATATCTCTATAAGTGAGAATATTGCTAATAACATGTTTGTGAATATTGCCTTGGATGGAACTGAAACGTTATAACCTAAGAACGATATACACTTTTCAAGGAACGGTGTCAGCATGTAATAATCTAACGGGAAAACAGCTAGAGCCAATACAAAGTAACCTAATGATTTTATTATGTATCCATTTCTTAATAACCTTGACTGAAATAAATCAAAAAATCTCCTATTCGTTTTTACAGATATTATTTTTATGGATACAATTTTTACTATCGTATCTAAAAACATTGTACCCATAAGGATAAAAACACACAGTTCTATAGGACTAAATATGCCGAAAAAAGCCAGCAATAGTAGAGTCAATTTCTTCATCTCTTGTCAATTAATAAATAATCACAAATTTAAGAAAATAAACGCTTTGCTAAAATCCTAGATAAAGTACGAGCTAACATAATGGTAATCACACCGATAAAAAAACCTATCCAAAATCTGTTCTTAGTTTCAACACGTTTAACCTTTATTTGAGTCCTTCCAACTTGTCTCAAGCTATCAATCAAGAAGTCTTCTCTGCTAGAGTATATCTTTCTTACGTGCTTGAGTGAGTCCTCAAACTTTTTGTGATCAAATCTTAACTCTATCCTAGTCTGACGAATAGTCTTAGGTACAATTACATCCGGACAAACGCTGTTAAACGTACGGTAGATAATCGAATCTTTACCGTTTATCCTAATAGTATCTGACAACATTATCATCGTGGTGTCGCAGTTAAACTTCCCACCGTTCTTGTAGAACTTCTTAAGTCCTCTCTGAGCTTGATGAGCGTCAGAACATCCTACTGCTAATAATAACAGTAGGAATGCAATAGATTTTTTTAGCATTTCTTTCCTTTTTTAAGCTCCATCTTTTTCATTCTTGGACTCTCAGACTTTTCATGCATTTTCATTTTAGCCTTGGATGCATATCGCTCTCCAGTAGCTTTTTCCATAACTTTCTTTTTCATACTACAAATTTATTAAAATAATCTCTACGTCGTAACCTAATTTCTCAAGTTCAACTTTACATAACTCATGTACCGTTGGGTTGTCTTGAACAACCACCGCTCCACTTGTGCTTGTAGGAATGTCCGTTTGAATAATTGAAGCACCTAAATCGTAAGCTTCTTTACTAACATAGATATATGGAAATGCCGCCTCTACGTTCTTTCCATTTTCTCTTGCTGCCCACTCTACACGTGCATAAACACTTGAAAGTTCTTGTATTTTACCTGACAAGTCTTTGTAATGAATTGCCTTTTTTGGTGTTGATTTAATTAAAACTGCCATATTTGTTTTTTTTAAGATAAAAGACCTAGATTTTGTAGCACAGTTACTAGTTGTGATACAGTTATAATTCCTGTACTTGGTTGTTGATAAAGTTTTATTATACTTCCGTTTTCAGTTCTAAAGTGAGGAGCAGCATTTCCAGCCACAATGTCGGCAACATAGAATTGAGCAGCATCAACAATGTTACCATTCGGAACTGTTCCGTTGTGAATTGTTAATGTGTTTGTTGCAGTTGTATTCCAATGTGTGCCTGATGTCAATTGTGTGCTATTTTTAAAGACAAGATTCGCCTTGTTAGTTAATAGCATTGTTTGTGAATTGGCTCCTGTTGGGTCAACACAGAACGCTAATGTTTGACCTAATGCATTTGTGTAAGATGACTGACCTACTGCAATGATTCCACTAAGCAATGCACTTGCTCTTGCTCCCTTACCAATTGCTAATGATTGATATCCAGATGTACCATCCGCTCTGGCTCCAGCACCGATTGCTGTTGAATCTTGTCCAGCATAGGCTGATGCACCTAATGCAACCCCTGAAACTGCCGTTACTTGCGTGTTTGCTCCAATTGCCGTTCCACTATTATTTGATACTGCGTTATAACCAAGAGCGACTGCATTCTCACTAACACCTGCGGCAGAAATGTCTTTTGCACCTCCACCGATAACGACATTTTTAAATGCATCTGATGTGCCTAGAATTTGAGCGTTCAGACCAATTGCTATTCTACCATCTCCAGTTACAGACAATAAGTTTTGAGTATCTGCCGAGTTTCTAACTCTTAAAGCTAAATCAGTACTTAAAGCACCTTGCGCTCTTACGTCAAGTCTTACAGTTGTTGCTGGAGTTGCACCAACTCCAAGTCTAGAGTTTGTGTTATCCCAAAATAAAGAGGCAGATTGCTGAACTACGTTTCCTGTGCCTTGAAAGAATACACGACCAATAGTTCCGCTAGTTACTGCCGTTGTACCTACTGCTATTCCTCCTACCTCAATGTTGCCACTACCTAAAATAGACTGAGAATTGATTGTCTTAAAACTTAACTGATTTGTTTGCCAAATGCTAGCATCATCGTTCCAAAATAAATAACCATTTGGAATAGGTGGTTGCTCAACATCTGTTAATTGATTCAATGTTGTAGGTAATACTATATTTCCACTTCCTAGTAATGTTGTACTATTTATTGTCTTTATATTAGTACCACTTATTAATAAAGGCTGATAGTTTACTGTTAAATAACTCTTTATAGCCTTTTGAGATGGTACTACTATATCACTATTAAGTGACAGAGTAGGGTCTGTATCTATAGGGGTTCCTTTTGTAAATCCTTGTGACATATTATCTGCTTATTTCTTCCCAGTCCATTGAACCAAATACAGTTTCATTATTTGTACCTGCTGCTAAAACTAATGTAAACTCAAAAGGAGTGCTTGTTAATCCATTTCTTTCTAATTGAGTACTTAATAAAGCTGCTCTTAATATATCTACAGATACACTTGTACTTGCTGTAGCTGTAAAATATCCTGATGCAATAGTTCTACCTCCTGTAAAAGAGGTTCCTGTTATGTTATACTCTACAGAAGAGCTTGCTCCTGCGCTTACCCAAGTCCCACCTGTAGTAGTACCTGATGCTACAACTTGCCAATTAAAATTAGCTGCTGTATTACCTATTGCAGAAAGAGCTGTTGCTACAGCTATGCCATCTAGCCTTGTTGATTTAAGTCTTATAGAAACAATAGGATAATACGTACCTGCTGTTGTTAATGTTCTAGGTGCAGTGATTGGTGTACCTACAGCCTGTTGTGCTCCACGGAGTTCATAACCTCCCTCAGATATTACAGTAGAACATATTTGTTTTAATGTGCTTGATCCACTTGTAGCACCTGTATTTGTTATCTCATATCTAAGAGGTAGTGAAGCTGTAGTGATATATGTAGTTGTAATTATGTTAGCGTGATGAAACTTATGGCAAACATAAAAGTTTCCATTAATAACAAAACCTATTCTAACTGTTCCTACGCCTAACCATTCCAAATCCATAAATAAAATCTGAGATTTTGTTAAGTCAAGTATAATACCACTAGGTCCTGAACCATCCATTTTATCTACATTCCAACTTGCCTTTGCAATTGATGTATTTACCAATGAACCAGAAACAGAACTTCTTTCAACAAAACTTACTGTACTACCATTTTGTTCTAAATAATAACCATTATCTGCTCCATAGTATCCAACTCTTTGTCTAAGATTTGTTTTAGCAGAACTCATTACAAATGTAGATAATACAAGAAGACTTTTACCAGGTTGATATGAAAATACTTTAGATGTTTCTCTAATAACTTCAGAACCAGATGCTGCTGTTACAGATAAATCAATCAATCCTTGGCTAGAATTAAATATAGCCGTTCCACTTGTTGCAGTATTTGTTGACCATAAGCCATTATCAGAAAACCTGTGACTTGAGTCAAATAATGTAAAAGGACTACTTACTCTTAGTCTTCCAAAGGCATCTATGTTAGGAGTATTTGCAAATGAAATTTCACTACTGATTATATTATATGAAGCGTATCCTTGTGCCATGTTAACTTATTTCAGATCCATAAAGTGAGAATGATAGATTGGTATTTGAGGCATAGACTCTTACTTTATCTGTTGCTGCTAAAGTTACTCCAATTGTAGCAATAAAAGTATCGTTAGCACCAATAGGTAAATCATAGTAAATATAATCTTTATTAGCAGTAGCACCACCACCAACAGCTATTGATATCCTAAATGTAGATAGAACTGATGATCTATTACATACAATAACAGAACTTGCCACAGATGATGTAACTGAAGGTACAGTATAAAGATCTGTCTCTGTTGTTGCTGAAGGACTTACCTGTCCTAATGTTTTGTATACTGTTGGCATATCATCCTCCCATTAATAAAAAATTCATTTCAAATCCAATAGAACTTGTTGATGATGGAGGGACCGACCATGTGCCGTCACCTCTTAGGTATGTAGAACTATTAGCAACACCGCTCCCAAGATTAAATGTAGGAATTTTATCCTCTTTGGAGAAAGGTATAATTTTTCCTAGTACTCTCTTTAATGGACGTGGTATTATCATCGAACCATTGAAATTGATATAGTGTCTCCAGCTGCTCCACCTACTGGATATAAAACTAACTGCATGAATCTAGGACAGAACTCAGTGTCAAATATCATAGGAGTTGTAATAATATCAATATCAGTTGTTGCTGTAGAGTAATCCACAAATTCAACACCGTCGTTAGAGCATTGAATAGTCATCGTAGGTGCTCCACTAGCATCAATCTGATTAATCTGAATAGCCCATGCCTTGTTTGATGCAGGCATGTCAATAATATCTGTTGTTATTCTATTCTCAAAGTCAAAGTCAACGATCTGTACGTTATTGACTGTTGGGATGTAGTTTACTTTCTGATTGTTCATTTTTTTGTGCTTTTACCGTTTGCGCCATTTCTAGCTCTGTTCTTTACTCTATGTTCTGCTACAACCCTACCGTCCTTGGTATGGCTTGCATCTCTTAAATCTCCTTTCTTAAGACCCAACTTTCTGCGACCCTTGTTAGCCTCAACACGTGACAATAGACCCTTCTCAGTCTTGTTGTATCTAGACTGCTGCTTGAGTCTCCTCTCGTTCGCCTCTGGATTCTCCTTGTAATACTTCGCTGTCCTTCCTGCCATAACTTACCTTTTCATTAAGCCAATCCTTTCTTCCACCACATCCACAGTCAGAAATAAGTCCGTGCTCCTCTGCCATCCTAACAGCATAAGCTATGCCGGTAACCTCTGTCAAGAACTCGACAGTGTCCCCTAACCCCTTATGCTTCTTGATGACTTGGATCACTTGCGCTTACCGTTCATCATTGAATGCTTAATAGTCTCCTTCATTATAACCTCGTTCGCTTCTTCTGCCATTTCTTTAGCTTTTTTCATCTTGATAGCCTTGTCGATGAACGTGTCACAACTGTATTTTGGTTTTATTTGTGTCTTCATGTTGCAAATATAGTCAAAAACATTTAATTTTGTGTACGTATGTATCCAATCAAAAAAGTAATTAAAAGAACACGCTATCGAAATGTAATATACGATAGGGTACTGCCAAAGCACGACTACCTGAAATATTGGAAGGTGGTAAAGTACTGGGCAAGGAAGAAGTATAACCTCTCGTCAGCAGATATTGATATGCTGCTGTTCTTGTATACAGAGGGTCTGTTTACAAGGTCAAAGTACCTGGAGTACGAGAATATATTCAAGTGGGATAACGATCGCTTCGCACGACTGATGCGTGAGGGCTTCATCCATAACTGGGTAAAGAAGAACTGGGGTGAAGAGAAGAAGTACGAGCTGACGTTCAAGGCTCGTAAGATGTGTGCATCCATCTATCGTAAACTGAACGGTGAGGAGCCCATCTCTGAGACTCCTCAACACAATCCAATCTTTAAAGCTTCAGCCAGATACACGGACAAGGTCCATGCGATGGCCATTAAAAAGTTTAATCAAGAATCAAGGCAACGTCACGCTCCAAAATAACTCGGTACACCACGTCGTCAATCTTGATGTCGTGACCCTGCACAGAGTCGTAGGAGATTTTTGTTCCCTTCTTAATTGAGTCAACCACAGCGTCACCAGACTCTACAACAATAGCATCCTTGTACCGTGTGTTCACAGACTCAGAGGCTGTCAAGAACAGCCCTGATTTTGATTTCTCCTCCTTGATCTCACATGGTGAGATTAGGATGTATTTATTTATTGCCTTCATACTCTCTGATGTTTGTTACAATTACTGACGAGTTTAGTATAGTAGTAGCTACAGACACAGCGTTCTTAAGTGCGTTCTTCGTCACCTTCGCTGGGTCAATAATACCCATTGATATCATGTCACCGTACAGCTTTGTCTTAACGTTGAATCCGTACCCATCTCCCTTGTTAATGACGTTACTGCTAATAGATGTAGGATCGATTCCAGCGTTACGAATTATTTGCATAAATGGCTCACGAACAGCGTTCATCATTATCTCAACCGCTGTGTTCATGTCAGTGTCCTCACTGTCATTGATGTGTCTGCACACGTTGATAAGTGCAATGCCTCCACCAGGAAGTATTCCATCCTCAATAGCTGCTCTTACCGCACACACAGAGTCGTCGATACGGTCACGAAGCTCCTTCTGCTCGATGTCTGAGTTAGCTCCAACATATATGATGCCTATCCCACCGTTGATGTTAGCTATACGCTCGTCAATGAACTCAATGTCTCGTGGGTTAGTGCTCAAGGAGCGTGACTCGTTAAGCTTGTCTAGGTGCTCCTTCAGTGCTGGGTTCTCCTCGTTCAGTGGTATAACAGTTGTGCTGTCCTGACCAACGATGACCTTAGCCGCACGACCAAGACCACTCAACTCAACAAGTGCCAGGTTGTCCCCGGTACGCTCAGAGTAGTAGTGCCCTCCAAGTGCGATGGCCAAGTCTGTCAGCACCTCCTCCTTCTTATACCCAAACTGTGGTGGGATGATGTTACACGCCTTGAGGTTACCCTTGGCAACGTTAAGGTTAATGGTTGCCAGCGACTTAGCGTCCAGCTGACCGATGATCAGCAACGAGCGGTTGTTCTGAATAATTGGAGCAAGGATACCCTCTAGGTTCTGTAGGTTAGAGATCTCGTGGTCCGTGATCAACACGTAAGGGTTATCTAGCACACACTCGTTCTTCTTGTGGTCGTTCACGAAGTACTTGCTGCTGAACCCACGGTCTATCTTAATGCCGTCGATAATCTCGAAGTACGTGTCTGATGTCTGTGAGTTCTCAACCGTCACCATGCCGACCTTACTGTACACATCAGCAATCATCGAGCCTATCACCTTGTCGTTGTTAGCCGACACCGTAGCAACGTCCACAAGCTTCTTGCCTGACACCTTCTTAGACATCTTCGTTAGGTACTTGTCCATATCCTGACTAATCGTCGTGATGTTACGTAGCACCTCGATGGTGTTGTTGTCATCGTGGATGTGACTTATTGCCTGTTTGATGATGGCCTCAGTCAATACCACGCTAGTGGTCGTTCCATCTCCAGCAACAGTTGCCGTTCTGTCTGCTGCTTGACGAACCATCTGAACGGCCATGTTCTCAACCGGGTCCTCAAGGTTTATAGCCTTGGCCACCGTCACTCCGTCCTTTGTTACTGTGAACCCACCGATGTGGTTCTCTGACTCTAGGATTGCCGTGTTACCTGCCGGTCCCAACGTGCTTTTTACAGCTCCTGATATCTTCTCGATACCAGTAATTAGCTTTTCTCTTCCTTTTTCTCCGAAAAAAAGTTGTTTTACGATCATTTTATTTAAATTTTTATGCGAATTTACTAAAAATTATATGCTTTTGCACATTATATTTAACTTTTTGGCAATTTTATACGTTTTTGCATATTATTTTATACAAACCAACCAACTTCCTTTGTGCGGAAAAAGACCTGTACGCTCGACCGGGAGACACCCCGATCCAAGAAGCGTGTCAGGTACTGTTGAAGCAAAGTTACTTATTTTTTCTGTACTCTATCTCTTTTTTGATTATATCTATATGCCAGTCTGGGCCACCATAGTCAAGTACAGCCTCCAGGTAGTCGTCGTCCATCTCGCATATCGGAATGTACTTTAGTGGTTGTTTACCATCTTTACCTCTACTGCCTCTAGTAGCATACTTTCTTACTATCTCAAAGTCATCATCAGTATATACTGCAAATTGTTTGATCTTGCTCATGTTCTTTGCACCATACCTTAGATAGCATGTACCACCGTCAACCATTGCCTCGTTTGGACAAGAGCATGTTCTGTAGTCGTGTCTATGATAACTCACTATAGTTTCATTACACTCATCACAAGTGATAGAGTTATATACTATTTGTCTCATCTTATTCTGATTTATTCTGATTAAAAAGTATTACTGTCAATATGATACTGATATACACTAAACACATATTTGATAAAGCTAATAATATTTCCATTTTATTCTGATTTAAAGGTTTCGTTGTAGTATTGTTCTGCCGTTAATTCTGTAACATTTCTACCCCATTCAATATCGACATAATCACCAATGCCAGCTTTACGACCTTCATTGTATGCGTCTTCTATCTGCTGCTTTTCCATCTGCTTCGCATTCTCGATCAGTGACTTTAAAAATGCACCCATGTGCCTCTTGTCTATGGTCTCCTCGATCCACTCGACCGCTGTTTGTTTCTTCATCTTAGTCAAGTATAAATTCGTTAGACTCAAAGGACTTCATACCCTCCACCATCTCTGCCGTGTTACAGTCTACGATAACCTTGACGTGTGGGTGATGGTTCTCCGACAAGTACTTCATCAACGGCTTGCATGCGTTCTTGAACTCATCTGACCTCTCAAAGTACTTATCGAATGTTGAATTATCAAACGAATGGTGGCTACCTGTGTCATCAAGAATTAAAAAGTAATCCTCTTTAACATCAAGTATTGTGTACTCTTTACCAGCTGTAACTATCGTTCCTCTGCATGCAGAGAATATCTGTTTTTTTGCTGTTACTTTCTCTCCTATTTTCATAATTTATTTATTTAGTGTCACAAAAAATTCCACATTCCCAACTCTTAATCTTACCCCCCTTATCTGTTGGTAATAACTCATCTAAGAATATCCTCTTACCCTTAAGCCTCACCAACTTAACACCCAGTCGTCTGCTCTGCTCCTCCCTTTCTTTAAAGATATCAGGAAAAGTACTCCTCACTAAGTTCCAGTACGTAGGTGACTGACTCTTTACACATCCTATGCAGTTAGCGTTTGGATATCCTAAGTTATAGATCTCAGGTAACTTTATGCCAGCATCCAGTAGTATGTTGAAACAGTCTGACTTTGTAATATCCTCGTCTATCAAAACAGTCAGAACGTTACCTCGCTCAAACTTTATAAACTTATCACTCCTGGTCTTTTCTTCAGATGTAAAACCAAGAACATGGAAGTCTATGTCGTTCGTCTTCTCGAAGTGATACCTAGCCTCTTTCTTCAACTGAGCAGTACATGGTGCTCCACTTATTCCGGACATATATTTCCGCTTCTCAAATACGTCGATTATGTCACAGCTTGGGTACTTAGGATTTATCGCTGACAAGATCTCCTGACCTATCCACCTCTCTACGTCCTTCAAGAACCTCCTATTGTCCTCATGCTCGTTCACCACCGGATTATTAACCACCAGTACCTCGTGCGTGTCTCCGTACCTCTCTATAGTCTTCTTCGCTGCTACAGCGGAGGCAGCTCCGCATGAGAACCAGACTGCTATTGTCTTCTTCATAACGTGTTGTTTATTAGTTAGTTAACTCTATTAGTGTAGGCCAGTGTAGCTCCAGTGTAGCTAAAATGTAGGTCTTCTTCTCTGATTATCAGAGCGTTAGCCCCTTTTGTGCTGCAATGTAGCCGTTAGGCCGAAATTTTTTATTTTTTTTTATTTCTTATTATAATCCTTATAATAAGTTTTTTTTTTTATTTTTTCTTACTACTACTACATAGCTACACTAAAAGTAGTAAAAGATAGATAAATAAAGGGATATAGCGATTTTTCTACCTACATTGGAGCTACACTAAACCTTCATTTGCTACATTTTTTGGGGTCTAGCTACACTAATCGAAGTAGTAGAATGAGATGTCTGAGATAAATCCGTTGTTCACATAGCTTACATTTACCTCATGACCATCCAGTGTTTTGTAGTTCCACTCCATGTAGAATACTTCAGTATTTTTTCTTTTAATTACATCTGGCTTATCGATCGAGATGTTATCCTCTGCCAACATCTCCTTCAAGTATGTTTTGATCCACTCGTCATCTGAGGTGATGTACTTAACACCTTTGAACTCTTCCCCAGGAAGTTCGTACCATTCTTGTAGTGGAAACTCTCCTCTAATTGTTTCTACATACTGTGACATTGCTACCATTGATGTCAACACGAACCCGATTGTTAAAATAATTGATTTCATAATTACTGTGTTTTAAAGTTATGACACAAACATACAACACATAAAAATAAAAAAACCGCCCATTGTGATGAGCGGTTCAAAAAATTGATAAGCGGTAATTACTTCATTTTTTTAGCAGGAGTAGTTTTAGTCATTAAAGGAGTGTACCCTTTTGCTGACATGTTTCCTCTTGATCTAGTCAAGTTATTAATCTTAGCAGTATCTGTAGCTAAAATCTTTACTCTAGGCATTCCACCTTTTTCATATGTAGCTCTAGTTACTTCTTTAGTTGGCTTAGACATATCAGTTGGACCCATAAAGTATTTATACGGATCTTTGCTCATAACTTTCTTACTAGCTGTTACCTTTACTTCAGGTAAAGTAGTAGATCGTTTTGCTGTTACCGTAACCATAGGTAAATTAGTTACACCTTTACCTGGAGCTGAAGCTGGCTTTTTAGAGTTAGAATTTACTTTCGCTCTGTTAGCTTCTACTTTTAATCTGTTAGCCTCTACTTTAGCTTTGTTTTCAGCTACTTTTTTAGCATTAGCATCATTTTTTGCTTGGTTAGCAGCATTTTTTGCGTTGTTAGCAGTAGCACTACCGCCACCAGTTGTACCCTTGGTAGGGTTTGTCATTTTGTAAGCCATAATATTATGTTTTTATATGTGTTAACAGCACAAAAGTAATGAAAATTATTATCTTAAGTATTTATTTTTTGGTAACTCAACCTTAGTAGTCTTAATAACTCTCTTTTTGTCGTTTTTATTACTTGATATTTGAACGTTAGGACTTAATACATTATTTGTACCACCTAGTTTATTGAATCTGTTCTGAACTCTATTAAACTTATTTTCAGATATATCTTTCTTCTTAACTGAACCGTTCTTATTTTCCTTAATAAGAGTATAACTAGTAGTAGTTTTTGGCTTTTTAGATGTTATCTT